CTCGTGGTGTTGAGTGGCGCGGCAAAGTCATCGATCGGATGACTAAAGCTGGCGTGCTCGGCATTGATGATGAAGGATATTATATGATTGATGAATCTCCGGGTCAAATTGCTGAAAGGCTAATGCTCGAAGATTTCTCACAAGCTGATAAAGCTGCTGAGAGACAATCACGTTTTGTCGATGATCAAGGATATCTTGTGATGTCTGAAGTTGGCAAATTGCGCAAAAAGTATGCTGGTCGTGCACAGGGACGTGATTACGTTGGTGCTTATGAAGACGATCGTGCTAGAGAAGAAGATGGAGAAGCTCAGATGCGCAGGCTGATCAAGCAAGAGCTTCGTCAGGCCGGAGTTGACCAAAATTTACGAGGCGGTCCATCCTCGGAGATCACTGAAGCTCAAATGGAAGCACGGTTGGCAGCACTTGGTGCTGCTCCTGTTCTGTTAAGGCAAAAGCCTGAGCTGGTCGAGGATGTTAAGATGATTACTGAGCAGGAAGCTGCCTTCAAAATTGTGAAGAGCAAAACTGCTCAAAAGGCTGAGAAAGCCACACTGAAAGCTGCCGCAAAAGAGCAAGCAAAATCGTTTAAGTGTATTGTACATACTACTAATAGCGATCATAATTCAGTGGATTGTCCTAAATTCCGTAGTCGTGATTGTCAGAAGTGGGCAAAATCTGGTAGATGTGATTTTGGTGATCAGTGTTTTTTCAAACATGACACAAAGAATTTGCCAAGAGATTTACCTACTCCCATCATTGCAACACGGAATGATTTGCCAATTGTGGAGATGCAAAAAGAGTTAGCTGCAAAGAATGCCATGAACAATGAGCAGCGGTTGGCTAGATTGTATCTACACCAAGACAATCTCAGAAAAGAAATCGCCAGAATTGAAAAAGGCGAAAGTTCTGCTGAGAAGAAAGTGCAGTTTCAAGCTGCAGTCCAGGAAATTCCTGAAGCATTAAATAGAGGTCCACGTTTTGAGGTGGATCGTGCTCGGAAATTCGTTGGAGTTTTGTCTTGGGCTTACAATGGTGAAGGCAAATTTGCAAACTGGGGTCATGTTTGGGGTGGTATTTGTACTGCTGAACATGCGCTAACTACAAAGAGTGGCGAAAAAATCCCGGATGCTGTTGCTGTCCAATGTAAGATTTGGCGTCCAGATGGTTTAAATTGGAAGAGAATTTCTTTTGTTTTGACTGCTGGACAATTTCGTAAGTATTGGTATGATAGTAGTGCAGCTACTATGCCTAAGATTCCCACCGATACAGTGAACTTATATGTTAATGTGGTTCCTGGATCAGGAGTGGTTGTCTCTGGTGTAAAAGAAACCGATATTGTGCATGTGGTGGCCTATGATTCAGATGAAAAATTTGAGAAAGGGCTTATTGCTAGTGCAAGTGCACCGGTGCAGAAAATTGAATGCAGTGATGAAGTCACAAAAATGTTATATGATCTGTCAACAGATTATGGCAACAGTGGCGCAATTGTGTTTAATGTGCATCACCATGCTGTCGGGTTGCACAACTTTCGTCGACCTGGGGTGAACGGTGGTATTGTATTCGATGATCGTATGAAGAATGCATTTAACCCCGGTCATTTAAA